GAAGACACCTACAATGTGATATACGAGATGTTGATCTAAACGGATACGATCTCATGATTGCCCACCCCCCATGCACATACTTGTGCTCAAGTGGATATCATTGGAATAATCGTAAACAAAGCTACATAAACGAAAATGGAGTTTGTGAGAGTCATTATACACCCGAAGCGGTTGCTCGACAACAACAAACTCAACTCGCTTTGGATTTTATAACTTATCTGTGGCACGCTCCAATACCGCGTATATGTATAGAAAATCCAGTCGGTATAATTAATACTCGTCTTCCATTTATGCCTAAACCTCAGTATATTCAGCCCTATCAATTTGGGCATGATGCTTCTAAAAAAACGGGTATATGGGTTCGTGGACTCCCGCCCTTAGTAGCCAGAGCCGAAGACTACATTGAACCTCGACTAGTAGAACAGAACGGACGTGTATATAATAGATGGGCCAATCAGACAGACTCCGGGCAAAACGCTCTTCCACAATCGGCCACACGCGGTCACGATCGGGCAAAAACGTATTCAGGCATTGCGTGGGCAATGGTTGAGGCTTGGGGATGACTACTCTAACTGCCAATAGTCCCACATTGCCCGGATATGGGCTAGCATTATATGATTCTAGTGGAAATTTATTAACTGGATTTAATGGTAGTGAAACAGTTTTTAGGGAAGTATTCTCAGCATCCTTTAGTGGAGCCGAAAATACTGAAATAACTGTATCTGGTACTCTACCTACAGGTATTACAGCATCAAATAGTATAGTTGTTACTAACTATGATAGTGGAACTGGATGGAGTCAAACAAATGTAGGGTACATATCTGGCACCTCAGTAAAAATACGCCCTACAGGAACTGCATCAACTACTAGGACTGGGCGAGTTTTAGTACTACAGTATAAAGATGCTAGTCCTGGAGCTGGGTCGTACGGACTACAAATAAAAAATGGAGATAATGATGTTGTACTAGATGAACAATCTGTTATATGGATTGTTAAAGAAACCGGAACTCTACCTACACTTAGAAATATTTCTGATCCTTCTATAGGTTGGACACCTTATGGAACTGCAGATCCTGTCGCTAGTCCCTCTGATACTAACTATGACGAATATGCTGAGTACCATGTTCTAACCCTACCAGGAAGTACATATTCGACTAGTAAACCTTTTATGGTTGCTGTTAGATGTACTACAGATAAATTTATTATTCAGCCTTATATATTTTCTAATTCTGGTGGTTATTACCAAGAAATAGTATTTCACAGGCCTGTAGTACACACTGATCATGCAGAATATGGTTTTCAATACCAGTATGCTATATTAGTATCCCCTAATGATTATACTCCTACATCTGATGGTAGCACCTATGGTTTAGAAATTTATAATAGTTCTAATGTGCTTAAATGGTCATCTAAGTGGAAACAAGGAATAATACAAAAATTAATTAATTTAAATCAGTTTACTACTGGTTTAAATCAAAATGGTACTTATGACTATGAAACTGGGTATGATGGAGTTACAGCGCCCTCAGTGACTTCTTCACCTGATCCTTATGCTAAAGCTACAAATGCTAGTAGCGGGGAGACGGTTAATATTAGTTGTAGCGTGGATCCATTATATACTTATGCAGCTTTCTGGGCTGGTAATGGAAAAGTAGAATTTAATAAGTGTGAAGTTAATACTAGCGGTACTACACAATATAAAGGTGGTGGTCAACATTGGCCCTCAGTTAGATTTATAAATGGTGGTGCCTCTGTAGATATAAAGATGCATAGAACTGCTGACGGCCCTAACACGGCTGGATATGGCACTCGTATAACTGGGAGTTTTCACCCCACGGGCTATATAGCCTTAATAAGGATAAGATAAATATGGAATATGTAATATTAGTAGTAGTAACATTTGGGATGTTTTTAGCTTGGCGCATTTTCAAGAGTAAAACTAGTGGATCTGGAACTGGTGGATCATGGAAAGACACACCACCAAAAAATGATGCTTGACTTCGTAACTAAATAAAGGTATAATAGCATAATGAGTAAGGAGTTGACTTTAATTTCTCCAGAAGGGATGGAGATAGCTAATTGTTATTTGACATTGGGGAACATCAAAGGTGTTGCCCAATGTCTAGGCGTACAAGAATATAAAGTATCAGAGGTGCTAAACACCCGAAGCGTTAAGAAATACATAGATACAGTCTATTTAGACACTGGCTACCGTAATAGGAATACACTAGGTAGTTTACTTGATGAAATGATCGCTTCAAAACTAGAAGAAGCACAAGAAAGCGGGATATATACTAATAAAGATTTGGCCGATCTATTAATGATGGCTCACAAAATGCGCATGGAGGAAATCAAGGCATTGGGTGAGGCGGAGAAGAATTCTACTAATATTAAAAATCAGACTAATGTCCAGATTAATGATAGTGGAGCTAATCCGTGGGGTCAAGGGAATTATGGTAAGCTTCTGGAAACTATATATGGAAAAGTCATACAGTGAGGGCATATGCTAACTACAATGGAAGAGTGGATAGTCTTATGCACTTTAATTTCAGCTGCAAGTTTGGCATTCAAACAAGTACGTAATTATTTAGCGTGGTTATGGGACAAAACGTTCGGACGCAGAGGCGTCCAATTAGATAGAATAGAAGCTGAGTTGCGCCCCAATGGGGGTAGTTCTATAAGGGACGTTATAGATCGAATAGAGGCTAAGCAAGCAGGATTTGAAGCTTACTTAACTGCTCAGATGAATCTACAAAAACTAGCTATATTACGTACTGATGCAAAAGGCAAACTAACAGCAATTAATAGACACTATCAAAAATTGCTTGGCGTGAGCTTACAAGAAGTAGAAGGTGATGGATGGATAAATGTAGTGCACCCAGATAATAGAGACAAAATAATAGAAAAGTGGCAAAACGCCATAAACTCTCAAATAGAGTTTAGCGAGGACATTCACTATATTACATCAGATGGAAAAGATTTCTGGGCTCACTCTCATGTATATAGAGAGATAAGTTCCAGGGGAAAAGTTTTAGGTTATTTAGGTGTGATAATTCCTCATGATGGCGATCCAGTATGTCCACACGTAAACTTATGTAAAGTTGGTGTTAAGGCAATGAGTCATTCTCATGAATAAACAAGCTTGGATAGATGGAGCAGAAATTATAGATGCCTATAGAATATTTCCTAGGATTTTCTTTGGTGCTTATATCTGGCTTTGTTTTTATATTGCTATGTGGGCTATGGGGTTACCTACTGTATCTGTAGAACAAGCAGGTATAGTAAGCGTTATTATAGGAGCGGGTGCTGCCTGGTTCGGAATGTATAATAACTCTGGACGTAGTTATGACACACCCGCGGAAATTAGGTATGAGAAAAAATGATTAGCAAATTAATAATAGAATTAGACGGAAAAAAGATAAAGCTTACCTTAGAGCAAGCCAAAGAATTACAAGAAATTTTAAACGATACATTTGGTATCGGAAATAACTTATTTATAAACCGGTGGCATGCACCTAATTGGTACTTGCCAGCACAACAACAAAATTGGGATACCCCTAGTACTACAGGGTGTACCATAGTGAATTGGGATGGTGAAGTTACTTCAGACACTCTAATTCTTAGAGGACTAACCACATGAGTCAAGTATTAGTAACATCTTTAGTTACCAATGCCACTAAACAAAAGTTTAGATTAGGTAACGATGATTTCGAATATGGTACACCAGCTCTTAGAGCTGGAAACTTACAAACAGGCGATAGTGTAACTTTATGGACAGAGATAAATGGAGTATACGAATCTGTACTTCCCGCAGTTACTCTAAGCCCAACAGTTAATACTGTATCTTTGCCACATCCAGGAAGTTATGCAACCACTATGACTATGGTTAGTAGGACTCAAGCAACGTTCACTTGTACAGTGACAACGGGTGCGTGCGGTACTTTAGTAACTAGTGCAGCTGGTAAGGGGTATTTAAATGGTACTGGTTTCACTTATACTATACCTGGTGGAAATAATAATGCTGTAATTACATATAACGTTGTATCTAATGCTATCTCGGGTGCGTCGATAACTACACCGGGTACTGGGTATACCCCAAATGGTGCTGGATATGCTGTAACTGGATTCCCTGCACCACCGCCATTAGCAGTAGAAATTGAGACTTCAGGCTCTATCTAATGTCCTTAAGAGTTAGTAGAGCTGATATACTTGTTGATGGTTATCAAGAATTTCCTGCGGATACTAGATTTCTAAAAATTCCCGTACCCCCATACTTAGAGTTATTGGGGGTTACACCTTTAAGACCCCAGTGGGGTATTATAAATGCTTTGAACAATCCTAAGTATAGGTTTATAGTAGCAGCGGTCTCGAGAAGGCTTGGCAAAACGTATGTTGCAAACATATGCGGCCAACTTGTCTCATTAGTGCCCGGGTGTAATATTCTTATTATGTCACCCAACTACCAATTATCACAAATTTCGTTTGATTTACAGCGTTCATTGATTAGGCACTTCGACCTAGAAGTTACTAGAGATAACGCTAAAGACAAGATTATCGAACTTTCTAATGGTTCTACTATTAGGATGGGTTCGGTAGGTATAGTTGAATCTTCTGTAGGGCGTTCATACGACTTCATTATTTTTGACGAAGCGGCTCTAGTAGATGGTAAGGAAGCATATAATGTAGCGTTACGCCCTACATTAGATCGACCAAATTCAAAAGCGTTGTTTATATCCACCCCTCGTGGACGTAATAATTGGTTCGCCGAGTTTTACGATAGGGGTTGGACTGATGAATTCCCAGAATGGGCTTCAATCACAGCTGACTACAAGGAAAATCCTCGTATGTCGGATAATGACATAGACGAAGCACGTAAATCTATGTCAGTCGCAGAATTTGCTCAAGAGTATATGGCAGATTTTAATCAGTACGAAGGTCAAGTTTGGAAATTCGACTTTGAAAACTGTGTAACGAACTGTCAGGAATTAGATCTATCAGACCGCGCAAATATAGATGTATTTGCCGGACTAGACATTGGATTCAGGGACGCCACAGCTTTCTGTGTTTTTGCATATTTCTGGAAGGAAGAGAAATTTTACCTGATGGAAGAGTTCATGGACTCAGAAATGACTACAGAACACCAGGCAGAAAGAATTCAAAGATTAATAGATAAGTACGATATAGATTATATCTATATGGATTCTGCAGCGCAGCAAACTCGTTTTGACTTGGCTCAGTTGTATGGAATATCTACAATCAATGCTAAAAAGTCCCTACTAGATGGTATTGGCTATGTAGAGGCTATAGTAGATAATAATAAGCTGTTTGTAGACCAAAGAGCTAAAGAATGCCTGACCTCTTTAGACCAATATCAATGGGATCCTAATCCCAACTTAATAAAAGAAAAGCCAAAGCATAATAGAGCATCACATATGGCAGACGCCATGAGGTATGGACTTTATAGCTTTGAAACTGCTATGATGGAGTTTTAGTAGAACCTACAAAAATAATAGTTGACAATGCATTAGCACTATTATATAATACAAATATGTAATTGAAAAATAATTTATATTTCAATAGATGAACCGCATGTACCATTCTCCAACTTAGTGCATGTTTAAATCAGAGTCCCTTAGGACAAGTAATGGAGAGAATTAATGAGTAAAAGTAATGAATTTGCAGCCGCTGTGCTGAATTTAATTTTTAAAAACACAGATATCGCAACTATTGGTGATGCTGGAGGTGTAAGAGGGTCTGTATCAGCAGGTAATCTATACCTATCACTACATACGTCAGATCCAGGTGAAGCTGTAACCAATCCTACCACTACCGAAACTACTTATACTAACTATGTGCGTCAAGCAGTAGTTAGAGGTGCAGGTTGGACAGTTAGTGGTACTGATCCGGCAAGTGTTAGCCCTGCGGCTGATGTTGACTTCCCAGAATGTGGAGTAACAGCGGGAGCAGCAATAACACACTTTGCTGTTACAGGTGGTATTGATGGAGCAGGGGATGAGCTTGTATTATATTCAGGTACAGTAACTCCGAACATCACAATGGCAACTGGCGTTATTCCACGTATTAAAGCTACTTCAGCAATTACTGAGGATTAATCTAATGGCTAGAACGTTGACCAACCCAGAAGTACAGCCTGTTATCACACAGCAGGCTGTTACGAAGATTGAGTTCATCGTCCCGCATGTCAGAAATCAGGCAGATACTGAGATGGTGTTTGACAAGGCACAGATCAGGGTGAGTTATGCCGTTACGTCTTACCTGTCGAATGGTTCTGAGGATCATATCGACAACAGGGATGTGCGGTTTACGGATTGGCCTGCTGGCTTCAAGACTGATGTGAAGGCTGTATACGATAAAGTAATTTTGGATGCCGTTGCTGCTGGTATCATTACGGGTGCTGGCACAGACGAACCACTGGAGTAAGACATGGCTGTAAGAATGGGAACAAGCGGCGTTATCGCCGCTTTAGATGCACTGCTAAATACGTTGGATAGCGGATTCTTGTATATCCGCACTGGTGCCGCGCCTACGCGCTGTGAAGATGCTGATACAGGTACGTTGCTTGCTACGTTGTCACTCAATGCCAACGCATTTGCGGCGGCAACGGATGGCACAGACAAGGCAACCGCAACGGCGAATGCCATCACGGGTGAGTCGAGTGCAGATGCGACTGGAAGTACTCCAATGCATTTCCGTGCAAAGACAAGTGGTGGGACAGTGGTTATTCAAGGTACTGTCGGAACGTCAGGCACAGACCTGATCATTGACACTGGCACTATCAACACAGGAGACACAGTAAACATCAGCGGTTCTTGGATCGTTACCATGTCTGAGGCATAGCAGGAGCCGTCATGCTCTGTTCTGGCAACACTGATGATCATTGCTGTTACTTGAATGGCCCCGTCTGCCCATTCTTAGAAGAGGGTACTGTTGGGGGTCGCCGTTGGGCTTGTGGTCTACGCCGAGAATTAGGTTCTTGGGATTTAGTCCATGCTGACGTACGTTACATTCAACAAGTTCAGCCCGTCTGGGAGCAAGTAGGGTTATCCACCAATAAGTGTGGTGAATGGCCTGTCTCAGGGGAACGGTGTAATACTTGCGGGGGCGTGAACAATGGCTAATTTACCAGTCATTGAATTAGGTGTCTATACCAATGTCAGCGGCACGGTCAAGGTTGGAACAGACCCCGTATTAGAGGTTATTGCATCTGCTGATGATGCTGACTACGTTTACACAAGTCAAAACGCAACAGGCACGTACTCAGCCCGATTTGAAATAGATGCGTTTCCCTCTGGCCTATCGAATGTAGACACCTTATCCGTTCAACTGCGCTACAGGAGAGCAGCAGGAACACAAGTAAACACTTGGGACAGTTTACGTGCCCGTGTATACAAATCAGACCTTACGACTGCGCTTACCAATGAAGCTACGGTTGCCAGTAGCATCACCACGACGGCATCCACCAACAGTTCCGTCATTGCGTTTACGGGTGTTGACACTGCTGCAACACTTGCTGATTGGAATGGTGCGGTTTTAGTAGTTTATTGGTTCATCACCAAAAGCATGGGTGGTGACACACTTCAGAAGGAGGTCTCCGCTGGAGAACTTACCGGAACTTATACGTCAGATACCGCGAGACTGTTAAGCGGCACTACAGCAATCAATAGCAATATTGTTATCGGTGCTGGTAACGGAGCACTGGATGTTGTTCACGCGGCAGTCTTAAGTGGTACAACAGTAATTGGAGCAACCAGAGAAGACGTTTATTATTTTGATGGACATACTGATATTACTGACAGCGCAAATATCTGGAGTGGTGACGAGTTTGCGTTTGATGGCAGTGATCTTACAGGCGCATTTAGGTCGATAGGTAATGGTGCTCTTGTTGGGTGGGGTACAACTGCCCCAACTTCAGGTGGTGCAATTTCGTTAGTCGAAGTAAATAGCGGTTATATGTGCGATATAATTGATGGTGGGTCTGCCACACTATTTGTTAAGTATATCTTGGAAACTTTGTTAACGCATAATATTAACACAACCACTTATCTACCTTGGACTTCGCTTAGTGTTCCCTTTGGTGGTTGGACATGGGAAAAGGTAGCTGAGTTGAACGTTCAGATAACCTATAATGATGGTGCGTAATGGCCTTTGATATTACATGGCACATAACGCAAGTCAGAGTTACCTCCGCAGGTATTATCTGGGGTACGTCTGGTAATCTTGATGTTGAGACTCCTACACAGAATTTTCAACCTACTGATGCTAACGCAACGGGTGCGTCAACCACTACAGGCGTTTCAGGTGCGGACGCTAATGTAACTTTTAATGCACCAGCATCTTCAACCACTACGGGCGTTTCAGGTGCGGACGCTAATGTAACTTTTAATGAGCCTGCTACTTCTAGTACAACAGGTATTAGTGCTTGGATAGTATCAACTACTTTTACAGAGGCGTGTACTTCTAGTACTGCAGCAAACTCTGGAAATGTATCTGGAGCAACATTTACTGCACCGGCTTCTTCAACCACCACAGGTATAGCAGCAGCTAGAGCTTTAACAGCTTTCACTGAACCCAGTACTTCTACTTCAGCTGCTAATGCACTAGTACTAGCATTAACAACTGCTACCGCAACGGGTGCTTCTAGTGCTACAGCGGATGGTATTGATGGCAACAATGCTGCGTCAGCAGACGCTAATGCATCAGGTACATCTACAACTATAGGTAACACAGCGGCTATATTTTCTGCTACAGCTTCTGCTACAGCTGCTGCAACCTCAACAGCTAATGCAGCAGCACTAGCATTAACAAATGCTTCTGCTACAGCTTCTGCAACCTCTGCCGCAAATTCTTCTAATATAGTATTAACAACAGGTAGTGTGACTGCATCTGCTGGCACTACTGGAGCAAGTGCAAAGATAATTAATACCGTAGCTAGTGCTACTGCTAGTTCAACAACCACAGGTATTGCAACTTCTATTAATTTAAGTCTGGCGGCAGCTACAGCAGCCTCTTCGGCGCTAGCTAATACCGTGGCTATCTGGTTAACAGATACTAGTTCTATCGCTCAATCTACTTCTTCAGCAGATTCTGGTACTGTATTCACAACTATCGCGGCAGCGAATGGTACTGCTACAACTACAGGTAATTCTTCTAATATTGCGACTACGAATCTTAATGCCGCTGGGACGGCATTAACATCCGGTGTTGCTTCTGCTTTATCCTTAACAACCTTTACTGAACCTGGTACTTCTATTTCAGCATCTAATTCAGGTGCTACAGCAGGTAGTACAATCGCTGCTGCGGGTACTTCAACCTCACAAGCTCAAATGTCTGATGCCGCGGCAGGTGGTGCAGATGCTAATGCTGCAGGTATCTCGTCAACTATAGGTATAGCGGCTTCTATTGTAATAGCAACTGCTAATGCCACTGGTACCTCTACTAGCCAAGCTAATGCGGCTAGTGAAGCTCTGACAACTGCTAGTGCAGTTGGTAGTTCATCAACTACAGGTGTAGCAGCAGCTAAAATATTAATAACTGCTAATGCTACTGGTAGTTCATCAACTACAGGTGCTACAGCATCTAGAGTCTTAACAAATGCTAACGCTATAGGTGACTCTACTAGCCAGGCTAATTCATCCACTATTATATTAACAACTGCTAATGCTACGGGTAGTTCATCAACTACGGGTATTACTCCAGCTGTATATGAGCAAGAAGGTTATCGTTTTAGAAACGATGACGGTACAGAAATCACCGCCACTTGGATGGTTGCACAAGAAGTAGATATTTCTACTGATAAGTTAGTAACCAAGAGGTTACGTATTATATCTAGTGCTACAGGTGAAGCTGATCCTGCCCAGGTAACTTTACAGTATCGTAAAGTTGGTGAACCTAGCTGGAGGAACGTGTAATGGCGATTACATACGTTAACAGAGTACAAACGTCGGGCAACATCACAACGTCATTCAGCCTTACGCTGCCTGTAACACAAGCTGGTGACATCATTATTTTGGAGTTCACGCACCGTGGCACTGGCAATGGCACGATTGGCGGCACTTATAGTGGCCCCGCGTTCTCCCAGAAGCACTCACAGACATACAACACCACGTTTAGCGGCAAGACGCTGTGGTCAAGAGCCACTGGAAACCATGTTAGTCAGACAGTTACAGGTTCTGGTCTGACGAATAGTACTGCACCTATTATTACGATTTACCGTGGTTGCGTGGCAACGGGTGATCCATTAGCTGATGCAACCATCGTTGGCGAGGCAAATGCCAGTGGTGACGAGACACAGGCGCAGATCACCACCGCAACGAACGGTGCGTGGGTTGTACTGGTAGTTGCGAACTCACCTGACGTAGCCGTTACTGCTCAAGCCTGTACCAGTCCGACATTGGTAGCCCGTGCGGAGACTCTATCTACAGGCGGCATTGATACGTCCATTGCTCATGCTTCCGGTGAGAAAGCCACGGCAGGCGCAACAGGTGCATTCACTTGGGAGCAGACCAATGGCGCGAGTGGTTCATGGGCATATGCACTTAAGCCGCAACCCAACTATCAGGAAGGCGAAGGTTCTGCTGTTGCTGAAGCTACTACAACAGGTGTATCTGGAGCGCAAGCTAACGTAACCTTTAATGCACCAGCATCTTCAGCCACAATAGGACAAATTGCTGCTATAATAGAGGCGACTTTCACAGTAGCAGCTTCAGCAGCTTCAACAGGAAATACTGCTTGTGTATGTCCTGGTACGGCTTCCGCCTCGGGTGCGTCAAGCACAACGGGTGTTTCTAGCTTTCTAAGTGGTACGACTGCCACCGCCTCGGGTGCGTCAAGCACAACGGGTGTAGGCAATTCTACTGCTCTAGCAACATTCAATGAACCTAGTACTTCTAGCACAACGGGAAATGCTAGCTCTAAAGCCTTAGCAAGCTTCACTGAGCCAAGTACTTCTACGACTATTGGTAACTCTGCTAATATTGCAGCCGCAGTATTTAATGCTGTTGGTACCTCTACAACTATTGGTGATATAGAAGATATTGGCATAGTGGCAGAGTTTGAACTTGCCCCCTCAGCTAATATTGCTCCAAGTGGTGAGAATACTACCGCACAACTTATAGCACCACCAGGTAGAACCTTTGGTGGCGGTCGCATACAAGATGATCAAAATCCTACTGATTCTGTAGATTTAGGGGTTAATCAGTATAGAGAAGACGAATGGTCTATCAGACCAACTGCTGCCGCCATAGATTTACAACAATACGAATTCCGTGTACTTATTAATGGCGTTCCAGCACAAATAGTTTCAGCAACTCCTAAGTGGACTATTACTACAAGTGTTGTAGAAACAGATTTTAATGCTTCTGGTACTTCTAGTGCTGCAGCTAACTCTGAAACACTTAAAGCTACTGAAGCTAACGCAGCGGGTGCTTCTAGTGCTGAAGCAACTTCAAGTAAGATAGCTAGTGTAGTATTTAACGTAATTGGTATGTCGTATTCTACTGCGAATAGCGGAGATACTAATACTATATCAGTTAATGCTAATGCAAGTGGTATTTCCAGTGCTGTAGCTAATTCTGAAATACGCAAAGCTGCAAATGCTAGTGCAAGTGGTACTTCTAGTGCTGTAGCTAATTCTGAAACACGTAAAACTGCAAATGTTAATGCTTCAGGTACTTCTAGCGCGATAGCTTACTCTGAAACACGTAGAGCAGCTAATATTAGCGCATCTGGAATATCATCCGCACTAGCTAATTCAGCTATTATAATATCAGCTACATTTAATGAAGCTGGGACAGCTTCTACAACAGGTGTAAGTAAGGTTGTATTCGCCGCTGTAGCATCAGCCAATGGTACTTCTAGCACCACGGCGATTTCGAGTAAGATAGCTGGTACAGTATTTAATGTAATTGGTATGTCGTATTCTACCGCGGATAGCGGAGATACTAACACTGTACCTGTTAATCTTAATGCTTCGGGTACTTCTACTACAATAGGTATTGCTGCTGCTATTAAACCAATAGTTGGTAATGTTGCAGCTACATCGACCACATTAGGTACATCAGCTAGATTAGATTTAGTACAATTTAATACTGACGGCACATCTGCTGCTATCGGACAATCTGGGGTTATAGTACTAGCAGATTTCAGTATTAATGGTATCTCTAGTACCCAAGCTAATACAGCTAATTATGTATTAACTGAATTCACAGTTAATGGTATATCAACAGCTTATGCTGATATATGGAATGCTGTTTTAGAACAAATAACTGCTAGAGTATGCTTACTAGGTACTATAATTACAAGAGTGGACTTAGAGGGACCCGTTACTAATGCACGAATGGTTGGGTCTATAATTACTAAAATAGAGATTGATGGAAGAATTTGTCCTGTTAACCTTCATGGAACAGTAGTACAAAGAATCAATCTTGTCGGCAAGATAAAAGACTGCCGCTAAAGGAGAAAACAATGACAGCTATAGCAACAGGCAAAGGCATAGAAATATCTATTAAAATAGATTTTGATGCCGTTGATGCAACAACTAAGGAAATCAGATATACTAAGCCAGACAACACCACAGGTAAGTGGTCAAATCCATTAGTAACATATGTATTGGAAAATACACAACACTATTTAAGATATATTACACAGTCAACTTCAGATATTAATGCTCCAGGAGTATGGTATTTTCAAGCTCATGTAATTGGACAGGGTTATGACCTTTTTGGTGATAAGGTTAGATATACCTTTGATCCTAAGATGGCAGGGACTTTTTAATTTATTTGCTACTATAGCAGAGAAAAAAAGTGTTTGACAATATATCTAAATTATAGGATAATATAAGAATATAAAACAATGAGGTATTAAATGGCTGTAGAATATAAAAACCAAAGAGATACGGTCAAATTTATACGAGATCGAGCAAAGGCCAGGTACGAGAAAGGTACTGAATGCCGTATTTGCGGTTCCACGGAGAAGTTAGACTTTCACCATCATTATAGTTTAAGTCCTTTACTTCATCATTGGATGAAATTAAATAGATTGAAGCCAGAAGACGTTTTGGAGTTTCGTGATAGGTTCATCGAGGAACATATGCCTGAACTGTATGAGCATGCAGTAACGCTATGCCACGACCACCATTTACAGCTTCATTCTGTTTATGGTAAAAATCCAGCTCTCGGCACCGCTAAAAAACAGATAAAGTGGGTTGAGATCCAAAGAGCAAAAAATGGCTTGGTATAATAGAATTTTAGATAGCGCAGCACAAAAACGCGTAGAGAAGTTAAATCCTTCTCAGCCTAGTATAAGTGGTGGTAATTCGTACTCTAGTACGGAAGCCACTTTTTCTTATACTAAAATGTATGAAGAATTAGAAATTGTTAATCGTGGGGTTAACATGATTGTAGATGATACAGCGGAGATACCTACAGTAGTAAGCAAACAGTCTCCTGGTCTTAGTGTTATTTCAGGAGTACAAGTTAAAAAGTTAACTAAGTTACTTAATCATGAACCCAATTTGTATCAAGATATAAATACATTTAAACGCAACTTAATTATTGATTATTTACTAGATGGCAATATATTTATATATTTTGATGGTTCTTATATGTATCATATGCCAGCAGCAAATATGCAGATTGTATCTGATAAAATAACATATATAAAAGAATTCGTATATCAAGGAAAAGACACCTATAGTCCTAAGGAAATAATTCATATAAAAGAAAACTCCCTTAGAGATATATATAGAGGTGTTTCTAGACTTAAACCTGCATTACGTACTATGAAATTAATGCTATCTATGCGTAATTTTCAGGATAATTTCTTTGAAAATGGAGCAGTACCAGGCCTTATAATTAAAAGTCCTAACACTTTATCAGAAAAAATTAAAGCTAGAATGTTAGCGGCCTGGAGTCAGAAGTATAATCCTAATACAGGTGGCAGACGCCCCCTTATATTAGACGGTGGATTAGAAATAGATACTATTTCTGATGTAAACTTTAAAGACTTAGATTTTCAAAATTCTATTGCAGATAATGAGAAAATCATTCTAAAGGCTTTAGGAATTCCACCAGTATTATTAGATTCTGGTAATAATGCTAATTTAGCACCAAATATGAGGATGTACTACTTAGAAACAGTAATTCCTATAGTGCGTAAAATTAATTTTGCATTTGAAAGATACTTTGGTTATATACTTGAAGAAGATACTACAGAAATAGTCGCAATGCAGCCAGAATTACAAGAAACAGCTAATTATTACACAACATTAGTTAATACAGGGATATTAACCCCCAATGAAGCTAGGGATGCTATAGGATATATGCCTGATAAAGATCCTGCGAGTGATGAGTTAAGAATTCCCGCTAATATTGCTGGTAGTGCAGCTAACCCGTCAGAAGGTGGAAAACCCCCTAAAGACCCAGAAGAAGGTGCAAAGCCACCTAAAAAGGAATAAATCATGGCAACAGTCAGACAAAAATTAGCATGTACAGAAACAATGGGAATGTGGTTTCTGGAGATAGGGAAAATTCCCACCTGTGAGGAATATAAAGCTACTAATCCAGTACCTTTGCGCATTTCACAGATAAAGAATATTTTTGGTAATTGGAATAGGATGATGAGACTTATAGAGACTGCTCAACCAGTAATCTGGGAAGAACTCAATAATCCTAAGCCAAAAGCTGCTATCCCTAAAGTAGCGGCTAAGCCCGCTAAGGTAGCGGTAGAGGCTAAATAATGAATAAGATTTTTAATCTTGTTTCTTCTATCAAATCTCTGGAAGATGGAGAGGATGGTCTTAGAATTAAAGGCTTCGCCAGTACTTCAGATATAGATAGAGCAGGAGATGTAATACCCCAGGAGGCCTGGTTAAAGGGTGGCTTAAATAACTTTAGAGCTAATCCAGTTATCTTATTTAACCATAACTCCAATAAACCTATTGGTAAAGCAGAGTTAATTGACCCTACTCCTAAAGGTTTAGAGTTAACAGCATGGATAAGCAAAGCTTCTGGCAAAGCTTATAAATTAATTAAAGAAGGTGTACTTGGAGCTTTTTCTGTAAGTTTCCTAATCAAGGACGCCGATTTTATAGAGGAAACTTATGGATTAATGATTAAGGATGCAGAATTGCTGGAAGTATCGGTGGTATCGATACCTTGCAATCAAGCAGCTACCTTTTCATTGGCAAAGTCTTTTGATTCTGAAGAAGAGTATCAAGACTATAAAAAAACATTCACACATAGTGTAGCCGGTCAGTCGCCGACTGAGAAAGAGGAAAATTCCTCTACTATAGCTAGGCACACACCGGCAGGAGCACAAAGTGCTCGTATGGAGATCGATATGACCCCAGAAGAACTAAAAGCCCTTACTGAAAAAGTAGCTAAAGAAGCAGCAGAAGCTGCTACTAAGCAAATGCAACTTCAGCAAGATCTGAAAGAAGCCCAAGCAAAGGCAGCTGCTAAAGCTGCGGCTGAGGCAGAAGAAAAAGTAGCTATCGCAGCTGCAAAGACTGGCGCAGAAAGACTAGTTGAAGATCTTAAGAAACAACTAGAAGTTAAGGATGCTGATATGTCGCAAGTAATTGCGAAATTCCAAGCTGACCTAGCTACTGCGGCTAAAGAGTTAGACGATATGCGTAAGTCACGCGGAACGTTCTCAGGACGTACCGAGTCTAAGGAAGAGTGGATTAAGAAGAGTGGTAAAGAACTTCTTGCTGCTCATATGCTTGGCCAAATGACAGGCAAGGGTTGGAATACTCAGTATGCTACCCAACTGTTAGAAAAAGCTGGTATTAACTACCAAGCTGACGCTCCAAGACTGGACGAAGAGCTGCAAAATCAAATGCAGAAAGAAATTACCGTTTATACTAAGGTTGCACAGCTATTCCGTGAAATCCCAGTTAACGGTCAATCAACTGTAATGCCATTACAAACTGACACCAATATGGCTACCTGGCAAGCAGGCGCAGCTACTGGTGGTATTCTTGAAAATAGAGTACAAGTTACGGCTAATCAGTTCAACGTTAAGCAAGTTATTATGCTAGTAGAGCGTTTGATCTCTAGCTCATACCTAGACAACAACACTGATGAACAAGTACTTATTAACTTAATGCCTGTTCTAGTTGAAGGTGTTGCTCGTGCTCACGCTCGTGCCGTTGAATCTGCACTGCTAGTAGCTACTGGTCCTTTCGATCCGCTTAATGTTCACGCAACTGTAGCTGCAGGTATTACCCCTCCTACAACTGTTGGTACCCTTACTGCAGCATTTCTATTGAAAATGCGCACTTCTATGGGCAAATACGGCCTGAATCCAGCTGACCTTACTTACATCGTTAGCCAACCTGAGTACTTTGCGCTTCTAAACGATCCAGAGTTCGAGAACATCCATGAAGTTGGTGCGTTAGCTACCAAGATCACTGGTATGGTTGGTGCGGTTTATGGAGTTCCAGTAATCGTTTCTGACGAGTTTGAGACTGGGGCTACTGGTAAGGCGTTTGCTTTCTGTGTTCACAGACAAAGCTATGTAATTCCACGTCTGAAAGGCATACAAGTAGAACAAGACTACGAAGTTATGAATCAACGTAGAGTTATTGTTGCAACGCAACAACTTGGCTTCACCGAACTGTTCGCAGCTGCTCCGGCATCTGTAGTAATCAGATACGGTACTGTAGCATAATAGCTATAAACATGGGGGAGACTCGCTCTCCCCCAAGTCTTTCTTAATTGGCTTATGGCAAACTTAATTACACTAGAAGAATATAAGAACTCTCAAGGGCTAAAAAAGCCCGATGATGATGCGCGCCTGGAAACTTTAATATCTGCTATAAGCCAATTAGTAAAGACTCACTGTGGAACCTCTTTTGTAGATTACTACAATACAGATAAAACAGAATTAATCACAATAGGATTCCCAACAAATTATATACAATTAGGAGAAAGTCCTATACGTTCTATTACATCTGTAGAAGAACGCATTAACTATGGTAGTGCTTATGTGGCGCTAACTACTGCCGCACAGGAATACTATTTAGATTCTGAAAGTGATAGTTTATTTCGTACTACAATATCAGGGTACCGCGATTGGCCTATGGGGCCTGGCGCGGTCAAGGTAGTTTATAAGTCTGGATATGCAGACATTCCTATGGATTTAAAACTAGCTTGCTTCGATCTGGTTAAATATTACTTTAAGGAAGAATATAAACCTAATAAATCTTTAATGAGTGCTAGTATAACTAATGAAACTACTAGTAGCCAGTGGCGTAATGTCGGATTTCCTGACCATATTAAACGTGTATTAGATTATTACAAACAGCAGTATGCATAATGACTATAGATCTAGCCACACATATTGTAGATACTTTATTGAAGACGTACGGTCATAATTTAACTAAGTTATTCGTAAATAGCCAGTATCAAAAAATTACAGTTTATAGGGACTCTTTATTTAAGATTACTAAGGATATATACATACAAATATTCAATAAAGATGGCGGCGAGGGTCAAACACGTTGGCCTCAGTTAAAAGAATGGGAGTTTAGGCAAATAGCAGATCAAACATTTAAAAATTTGCCCAGAATTATAAGGGAAACTTCTACCTCTGGACCAAAGGGATCAGTGACGCAACTGATGGATCAATCGGATAAGGACAAAATTGTTTTTACCCAACCAGTGGCTTACCACCCTATATTTATGAATATGAAGACTGATTGGATAGCTAATTATAATAAAGTCCTTAAGACATATAATGCCTCGGCTATTCGAACGGTAGATCAAACTGCAAGAACTCCGGATGATGATGGTGTAAGCAGGGTGGGGGCATTTACAGAAGCTGCTAACCTTGACACCGGCGGAACTGCAGAAGAGCAAGAATTTAGACGTAGAATGCAACAACTACATATGGATGTTTCTACTATAGCTAGTGCTAGGGCCTCAGCAGTAATAGCAACTGTATCTAGTTTTGTGGGGGCTAACGGAACTCCTTTGGTACCAGGCGATATTATAAGCTCCATAACAGCTAAGTGGATACCAGGTGGCAAAGGAACTAAACTGAGTTCAAAAGGAGCAATTGATACGACGTTAGGCACCAATGAAATGAATGTAGTTGAGGCCGGGGCTCGTGATTGGGATATGAAAGCATTACGTGAAGCATTAATAGTATGGACTAATGATGTTATATCTTTAGAGATAAATAAAGGTAAATTTGAGGGTGTCGAATTAAATGGCGTAAGAAATAAGCTTTCTAAGTTGTTTACAAATAAAATATCTTTTGGGATAGATGGGGCTACAGTTACTTACAAAGAATTGAAAGTAGCAACTAAATCAAAAAGTAAGAAAAAGAATTTCAAAAAGTCCAAAACCCTAAGACCTCCTGGACCACCTACAGAGTCTTGGCAGAGAGGTAAAAAGAGTAAACAGTTAAGTTCCAAGGCGGGCGAGATAATGCTAGAATTAATAGCGGGTCTAAGAGGCGGTGAGGCTATACGAGAAAAGATGGGACCAGGACCAGGACCTCCAAGTTTAAAAAATAATACTGATCCTTTAAACTATCAAAATACACAAGGAAAAGGTAGGGATGGGTCAAATTTTGCTAAATCTGTAGTAATCAACGATGTAAACTTTTCTAGAGTAAATAAGAGAGTTTCAGTACGTTATGACTATAATAAAAAGAGGTACGGCACTTTTGAGCCTGGATATGGTACTAGAGGTTTAGATAGTAAGGGTAGAGACCCTCATAGAATAATATCGGAGACTATCAGAGAGATAGCTAAAGATTTAATGGTACAAAGAGGATTCACTAGACTTGGATTGGGCGACATACTTATTAGAAGACCTATAAGTTAAGGAGAAGTTATGCAAGCGGCAAGAATATATACAACTAGGCGGAATGACATACTTTTAGCCCTTTGTGAAGTTTTAAAAACAATAGATGGGACTGGGGAGTTTTTATCTAATTTATCTGAAAGGGTCTTTCCTACCCTTAAATTTTGGGATGAAATAGAAGAGTACCCCTCAGTTCATCTATCTACAGGCACAGAATATCGAGAGTATCAAGGGGGGGGTTACGCGGATAGGTTTCTAGCAGTATCTATTAAAATTTATGTTAAGGAAGAGAATTCTCCGCTGGCATTAGATAGAATTATAGAAGATATAGAAACCGTATTAGAGGAAAACTCTCAGCTAAGTTACTTTGATAAGCGAGGTAATGTGTGTAAAGTACATCAAATATCTGTATCAACTATTGTAACTGATGAGGGTATATTAGACCCTGCAGGAATGGCAGATATATCTATTTTTGTACAATATTAGAAAATACTGGCAGGAACAAACGTTCAAGTCCAAGTCTTTTCAAGATAAAAACATAGGAGAAAACTATGGCAATTTGTGATAGTAAATTATATTTCAGTAGAGACGTAAAAGTTTTTATTGAACCGCTGACTGAAGCAGGGGCTACTCAAAGCCAGATATGGGAAGTTCCTGTATTAGATGGCTTTAGCTTCTCACAATCTAATAATTCAAGCGAAGTTACGCTTGCAGAAATGGAAAGCGCCTCGGGTGTTAGCAGACGTGGCAAGAAGATGTTTAATGATAGTTTAGCACCCGCAGAGTGGTCTTTTTCCACATATGCTCGTCCATTCAAATCTGGTGGGCTAGGAAGAGGTGCTACCAAATATGATGCTGATACTCTAGCAAATATTCACGCAGTTGAAGAAGTTTTATTTGCTCTAATGGCAGGCAAGGCTTTAATATCTGGACATGGTTGGAAAGGTAAAAACGCAACTTCAGCAATTTTAACAGTAGTTACCACTCCAATTAGTGGTGGTGCTATTGCTAATCAAACTTTAACTGTAACTAATGGTGGTACAGGGTATGAAAATGGTATAGGGTTAACTTATATAGTTCCTGGTGGAGATAATAATTGTGTAGTTACATATACAGCATCTGGAGGTATTATAACAGCCGCCGCAGTAACCACTCCAGGTACTGGATATACAGAATTAAATGGCGTTACTACCTTGCCTGGTATAGGATATGAATATTTTGATTTAGGACTTACTAAAACCTCTATTAATTTTAGACAATCTAATACTTCAGCTCTTGGTATGGCCCATATCTACTTTGTTTTCCCAGAGTTAACTTATAAAGTAAAAAATGCCTCAGTTAATGAAGCTACTATTAATTTTGATATTGATGGTATAGCTCAAATTGAATGGTCAGGTATGGGTGTTGATATTCTTGAACATGGATCTGCTGTGGTTGCTACGGTTAATGAGGGTGTTCTAACTACAGACAACTTTATCCGTAATAGACTTACTCAAATGACAGCTGCTCCAAATAAAACAGGGGTAAATTCTGCTGAGTATGCGGGCTTAGAAAATTCATATGACCTTACTCTAACAGGTGGATCTATCACTATAAGTAATAATATTACGTTTATTACACCAGAGGAACTTGGAAAAGTAAATATTCCTTTAGGACATGTTACAGGCACACGTTCAATTTCTGGAAGTTTTACTAATTATCTAGTTAGTGATGCGGTTCCCAATAAGTCAGTAGATTTCTGGGGAGATCTTAAAGGGCTTACTACTGTAGTTACCCATGATTTTGCACTTAATTTCTATGTAGGTGGAAGTACTGGAGTACCTAGAATAGAATTCAAAATGAATAGTTGTCATATTGAAATTCCTACACACTCTGTAGAGGATGTTATTTCTATAGAAACTAATTTTACTGCACTTGGTTCGTGTATTAATGCAGCAGATGAGTTAATTATTAGTTACGCAGCAACAGCAGTACCAGCAGACGGATTCTAATAATAATGTAATATAATGGAGGGCGGGGGTAAAATCTCCGCCTTTTATTTAGGAGAAAGTATGGCAAATTGTGGTTACAGTTTTAAAAGAGAAGCTAAAGTATATGTTGTGTATCCTCGTACTGGATCTATACTACATTACAATATTGAAATTAGTGAAATAACGTTCGGACAAACGTTTACGGAGTATAGCTATAGTAATAAAACTATACAAAATCCGTACATGTTTGAACAATCTGTTATTAATAAAGCTAATCCGGCTAATTTTGAACTTACTTTCCCTGCTATAAGAGAAACAGATTTTGAAATACTCTTTGATTTAGCACTAAGTTACGATAGTTTTGACTTATATGTAGTTACTGAGTCAGATGCTTTTGAAATCCTCGGGTGCGTAATAACTAATGCTAATTTTATAATAGAGAAAACAAGACCTTTAAGTATGGGAATTAGTGGTGAAGCTACTAGAGTGAATAAAATTGCATACCCACCAACGCTGCCAGGCACCCTAGTACCACGCAGTAACAATATGACATATAATAGAGTTGGCACCACTTCTATACTATTAAATAATAGTCTTGAATTAGGGGAGTATTTATCTTCTATAACTGTAGAATTACAAAATGATATAAATTGGATTCCTTACACTACTGTCAATGGAGCCTTAATAGCAGCTAATGCTAGTAGTTCTATGTATCCTTCAGGGTATACTGTAGAGAAACGTATATTAGCTGGTACTATAACTCAGTATTTAACTGATACTAATTATGCCAATTTACTACAATGGAATACAAATATTCCTATACATATTTCTGTGGGTCAAGAAGTTGGAGCTACAAGATATGGTTTTGATATAAACATGGCTAATTGCTCTTTTACAAATAGGCTTGGTTCTGAAACTATATTTACTCAAAGTTACGATTGGCGC